GCTAAAGGAAACTCTGCTCTCTTGGTCTATGCCGAGAACAGATCTGCGCCACGCCTGCCAGAGACGTAGCAGTAGCCGTTTGACGCGCGTTAAGCGTCCCGTTGATAATTCCACCAGTGGTTCAACGGTTAAGCGGTGTTACGAATGCTCCCAGAGCACTCGTGCCACCAAGGAAACGATCCACAATGGACTGCTGTTGCTTCGGGTCAGGTACGGTTTACCGTACTCTGAGCTACCGGACTGCAGTTCTGGTGATCTCTCTCGTTTCCTCTCATTCCTCTTGCTACAGGGTAAGGAGCGGACCTCTGTAGCTTTCCCTCGCCGCCAGCGGCGAGGGGAAAGCGGCCTTTATTCATTACAAAGGCTGTGTCGAAGGGACAGGTGGGCTGTTGCCCACGGCTGTGCCTCAATTAAGCGCAACTTGCCGAAGAGTTGCCACCGACACACTCCCTCCACGCGGTCCCATTGGGAGGCGACCGCGTGTTCTCAACCTCCTCCTCCATCTTCGGATTACCTCGCACACGTCAGACGTGTGGTAACCGACACCTTTCGTCCCGGATGGGATCGGAACTACCATTCCTTCGTCGGGAATCATGTTCCGAACCCGTCCGCTCGCGCCTGTAAGGGCCGCGCTGATGCCTTATGGGCTGGACGACGAGGTGAATTCTTTACCGCTACTACCAGTGAGTGCGAGGTCATTCCTCGCGGGCTCACGGGACGGTACAAAGACGTTTTAGCTACGGGCAAGACCAGACCGATGCTCATTTTTGATGAGTCTGTCGAGTTACTTGCGCCACTGCATAAGCTATTGTATTCACATTTAGCTAAGCAGAGCTGGATTCTTTGCGGTCCTCCTACCGAAGAAAAGATGGCATCTGTCCTTGTGAACGCCTACCAGACCTCGGTGGATCTGGTAGCGGCAACTGACGGCCTTAACCTCGCGGTTTCTCAGGCAATTCTCGATTCCTTGTTCTTCACCTCTGTGAAGATCCCTCGTACTCTTAGAGCGTTCGCTAAGAGTTCCTTGTTTCCAAGCTTTTTGGATTCGAGGGGAGAAGTATCGAGAGTCAGTCATGGACAGATGCAAGGAGCCTACCTCTCCTTTCCTCTACTCTGTATCCACTCTTATTGTGCCGCCTCCTGGGCGGCGCGATCTGAGCCGGGAGCACGTTTCCTCGTCAACGGTGATGACACTGTCATTTCTGCCGGACGGGCTATTGGTGTGCAGGACTACCCTTCTGGGTACCGACTCAACGCCAGTAAAACAATTCGTGCTGAAAACGTAGCCGAGCTCAACTCGACCGTTTTCTTAAGGAGTGGAAGAAAATGGCGCGAAATACGCCATCTTCGGAGAGGAGGAGCGGTTGCCGATTTCCCCGGGATGATGCACATGGCCAAAGCTGTGTTGTCTACTCCCGGGTTCGTGGACGCCTTTCAAAGGTGTCGAATCGGCCGCCGCTGGGGTTTCCTCCCCAGCCAGCTTGGTCACACGACCTATCCCTCTTACAAGCGAGAGAGGGGCCTCAGGGTGCGTCGATTTTGGACGCCCTTGCCGGAACCATCGGATGATGTTGTGTTCCCTGAGGAGCTGGTAAGGATCACCGGAAGGGATCCTACGCCCGTGGAGGCAGAAGCCTTGCGAGTTGTCATGTGGAGACACGGGCGCTGGGGGGGTTCGAAGAGAGACGTATTTTCTCCGTCCTGCGGGAAAGTACGTCGGAGTTATCGTTATAGGGCCCAGCCCTGTAAATCGTACTTGAGTTTTGTTGGCTCAAGGCGGCCAAAGTTATCCTCCCTTTGCGAAAAGGAGGGGGGCATGAACCTGGTTCCGACTACGTTTGTGTCCGACGAGGAATCGAGGGGGCTAGAAGGCCTTGAACAGTTCCGAAGGAACTGGGATAGGGGCTTTATCTCCGTTGGAGACTAAGCACTGGACTTCTAGCGATGGGATCCGTGGGTCTCAAATCGTTTCTGGCTGGTCGCAGCGGAAACCTAGCACTGGGCTCCGGCTACCGTTTCCTTCCCCGTCGGGGTTGGGCGGAGGCTGGCTACCCGAAGACGAGGTCGTAATCCAGTTCAACACGTAAGTGCCAGAATCCATGGCTAGCCACGCAAGTGGTGAGGAAGTTCGGGGGGCAATGGTCCCGAACCTGTGAGCGCTCGTCGCACCCGAGGATAGGGGGTGCGATTCCCTTAATCTACGGGGTCGGAGTCAAAGAAGGTGAAAGTTGTCGCGGGGTAGATTCCAGATCTACAGGGCGACCAGGGGTGTATTGCTTACCA